AGAAAATACAGCGGCATATTACATTCTCTATCTAATGTTTTAACTTGTCTTTCAAAAGCCAACAAATATTTTGGCTTACGTATGGGCGAACTAGCTTAATAAACTATGAAGGAAGTTCAAATTTACTTTGACGAAAAGTATCATCGCTATACTGATAACGAAGGTAATCTTTACACTAGCGTAACACAGCTTATACAGCAATACGAAAATGAATATCCCGAAGAGTTTTGGGCTTACTATCGAGTTGTTGATAAGCAATACGGGATAAGAGGTATCAGACCTGATGTACCTGCACGCAAAATATGGTGTAAGACTACTTTCAATGATGTTGGTAGATGGTATTCTATCTCTGAAATCGCAGCAGGTGTTCTACCTTTGAACGAGCGTCCAAGCTTAGTACTTTCTGACTGGAGTACAATTGCTAGTGACGCTTGTAGTCGTGGGAATGCCGAGCATAATTATTTGGAAGATTGTATCAACGCAATGTATCCAAAGGAGAAGCAAGACGTTAAAGTAGGTGTGCATGAACTTCCTTCTTTTAGTTTTAAGATTGATGATATTGCAATGCTTAATAACTCGCCTCTTCGAGGAAGTCATCCAAGTGTTTTTCAAACTATTAAGCAATTGATTGAGAAAGGATTTGTAATATATGCAGAGAAAAGAGTTTACTCTTATGACCACCGCATTAGTGGAACAATAGACATTCTTGCTGTTAATGCAAATGGCGAGTTTTATATTGTCGATTGGAAAACAAACAAAGACCCTTTAAAGTGGGAGAGCGGTTATTTCAAAAAGGTTTGGAATGCTGATAGAACAGAGAAGGTAAAGACTAACACTTGGGTTTCTAATGATGATAGATTAAAAGCTCCTATTGATGATTTACAAGATTGTAAAGGAAGTAAGTACACAATACAACTTTCATTGTATGCAAGATTGTGTGAACTATGGGGGTTGAAATGTCTTGGACTTATTCTTTGTCATCTTCGAATAGAGCCACTTGCAAATGGTGGTGTATTGAAACATGAACCTGAATTTTACAATATTACTTATATAACTGAACACGTAGATAGAATTCTTAATCTTCGTATTCCTAAAGTAGTAGGTCAAACAACAGGTGCGTCAAATAAAGTATTTCGTAAGCAATTAAAATATTAAACAATTATGCGATTAACTAAAACAAACGTAGTTGCCATATATGGTGGACTAAAAGAACAAAAGCTATTTCTACATAATATCATGGCTGGTATGGCTAGTACAGATGCAGCAGATGTGTCTCGTGCTATTGAAAAGAATATTCAAATTGATAAGATTCGTAAGGTACTTGAGATTATAGAAACTGGTCTAGCTTATTTTGAACAACATTGGCTAGATGCTGCTGGAGTTCCTAAGAAGTTTCAATGGTGGAGTATTCCACAATGGAAGTTAATGTTTAAGTCAATTGATTTCTACGGAGATATGTTTGCAGATATTGCAGATGTTTATAAATCTGATGTTGTAAATCAAGGCTACTATTAGTAGCTCTTTTCTCTGCCTTTCTACTGGCTTCTAATCCCTTTACAAACAGGATTAAAACGTCAAAGTAGAAAGGCTTTTTTATTAGTGGTATGTTGGGTTTCCAATTAATTTATCATTCAAAATTAGACGTTATATAGAATAGTGGTACATTTACAAAAGTGTTAAACATTGTACAATCATGGAAGTATTAGGTATTGTCGAAGATAGTCGAAACATTGAAGTTATAAATTATAGCTTTGATGATGAAATGGATTTTAACAATCCTGACATAGCTCTTAAATGGGTAATTGAAAAGTATTATGAGAATGGTCAAAAGTACGGTAGTACAAATATAGATGGCGAATTTATACCTCGTCCACTTTATGAGTATGAGCCACAAAGTGAATTAAAGTTTGTTGATGTAGATGTCTTTAGACAAAGTGCATTACACTTTAAGAAATATAAGACTTACACTAAACTGCACCCTGAATATGATGCTACTGCTTATGCTAATTTTTGGGATAGAGAAGAGTATCGTAGAATAAATGGTATGACTGCATGGGCAGGAATTGACAAGTATGGTAATCGAAGACTTGTTTATATTAGTGGGGAGTTTTATGGTTTCTTAAATTATGCTCCGATTAAGAGAACAAAAGAAGATGAAGCAGGCGAAGTAATTAGTGCCAAAGTTGCAGACAAGAAGAAAAAGGAAAGTGCTACTTCAATGGTTGTAAAAGAACTTCTCGGAAAACTTAAAGTACCAACTGTAAAAGCTAAAGAGTTAGATTTTCCTGACTTTATTGATGCACAGTATCATATAGCTACTGCAAGAACATTTTGCAAACGAATTGGTAAAAACTTCTTTTATTTTAAAGCACGTCGTAAAGGACAATCTTATTGGAATGGTTGGTGTGCTACTAACAATGCAGATACCATACCACAGAGTACAACAGCTCAAGTAGCATTTGATATTAAGTATTTGAATACTGGAGAGAAAGCTCTTTTCAATATGACTAAATCTTATGCTAATCATATTTGGGAGAACACTGATTGGGGAAAACATAGATTGAAAGATAATGCAACAGAGCTTTCATTTGGTTATATCGTTAAGGGAGAAACTACTCCACGAGGTTATCTATCAGAATGTTTAGCATTGTCTGCGGGTAATAATCCTGATTGTCTTATCGGAAAGGATTGTATAGAGGTTCAAGTAGAGGAGTTTGGAAAGTTTCCTAACTTTGATGAAATGTATGATGTAACAGTATCTGTTACAGAGAGTGGAGATAGTAAGGTAGGATTTATGACAGGTTGGGGAACAGGTGGTACAAAAGAAGCTAACTGGGTAGCCGCTGAAAATGTTTGCTATAATCCTGATTCTTATGATGCATTAGCTTGTAATAATCTTTGGGACGAAGGTGCTGAAGGTACAGCTTGTTGTTATTTTTATTCACACGTTCACGGACTAGAAGGACATTATGATTATAATGGTAATACAAACTTTGATACTGCTTGGGAATCGCACCTTGTTAAGAAGAAAGCTAAAAGAGCTAATACAAAGACTGAGGCTTCATATATGCGCTGGTGTGGTCAAAGAGCTAATTGTCCAGCAGAAGCATTCTCGCGTGATTCAAATAATATCTTTCCTAGTGAACAGATACAAGCACAACTTCATTTTATTCAGCGTAATAAGCATATTAAAGATGCTAGACGTTGTGGAGTTTATGTACATGGTGGTTTGTATGGTATTCAACTTAAAACTAATGCTGAACTTATATTAGAGGGATTGAAAGTTCATCAACCTGTTGATGAATTTCCTCGTACAGCAGATACAGACCCTCATGGTTGTATAGTAGAATGGGGAGTACCTTTTAGGACGTTTGAGCAGATTGACAATAATACTTTATATACTACGGCAGATGAAGTTCTTAATGCTACATTAAAACGTAGTTCAGTTCCTGATGGACTATATGTTGCATATCAAGACCCTTATGCTGTTGATAAGAATAACAAGTTTATTACAACTAAGGATTCATTAGGTGCGACATATATTTATGAGATGCCTAATAATATTACACCAAGTAGGGGTGGACGTATTGTAGCAAGTTGGATTGGAAGACCTGATTCAATGGATTTCTACAATGAGCAAACGCTTCTTATGCTAGAACGTTGGAATGCTAAGATGATGTTTGAGAATGACAGGGGTGATGTAATTCCTTTTATGCGTAAACATAAAGCACTTCATTGGTTGTTTCCTGAACCTGAGATGCAATTTGCTAAAGACGTTGCTAAGAAAGTAGGACGTGGTTATGGTATGCACATGACTACTCAAAGGATTGAGAAAGGTGCTTTGTACCTTCGTGATAAACTACTTCAAAAGATAGGTGTGAATCCTGTTACAGGAGAAGAAGTGTTCTTTTTATCTACTATATATGACGAAGCACTTCTGAAAGAGTTGCTGAAATGGAATCTATTAGGTAATTTTGACCGTACTTCTGCAATGATTATTGGAGAGTATGTGATACGTGAGGTTGAGCATCGTACAATAACACCTACAAAAGCATACGATTCAAATAGTTTCTTTAATAGACAATTATTCTAAAATATATTATGACAAGTTATTCTAAAACTAAAAAGAGAGATTATAAGTTAAGTAATTACTTGACTACTACGCAGAAAGATGATGACTATTACAAGAACATGGGCGAGTTTTATATTCGTCAGCTTGATGGAACAACAAAGAACAGAACAGAACTTCAAGTTCTTTATGATGCAGCACAAGGAGTATTGGATACAACAGATTATAATTATGTTGTGAATCCACATAATACAATGAACGCACAGTATCAAAGATTTCCTGCTAAACTTCGTAATTACGATATTATTAAACCAATTATTAATACTTGGCTTGGTAAACTTAGTAAGAGATACTTTGGTGCAAATGTTGTTGTAGGTAATAGTGATGCTCAGACAAAGCGTAAAGATGCGCTTAATGAGAAAATGTCTAAAATTGTTGCTCAAGACTTTGTTAATAATCTTAATAACATGGGAGTTCAAACAGGAGTTCCCTCGCAAGAGATACCTCCTTATGATAAAGCAAAGCAGGAGTTTGAAGAGAACTATGACGACAAGCGAGCTAGATTTGGACAACAGGCATTAGATTATATAAAACATTCAGTAGCTTTTGATGAAAAGGTTTTGCAAATGTTTTATGACTTTTGTGTTACAGGGCTTGTTTATACATATAAAGGAGTTCGTAGTAATGATGTTGAATATGATGTTATTGACCCTCGTGAGATTACAGTTATTGGTAAAGGTAATAGTTTGTATGATGAAGATGCCGAAGCAGTTATTCGACAAATGCAAACAACAGGTGTAGAGGTATTTCAAATGTTTCATAAAGAGATTCTTGAGCATCCTGAAAAAGAAGCTATTATACATTATCTTGACCAAGCTATGTTTCAAGATGCTACGTTTAGTAACTTTAGTACTTTCTTACCTAATGGTTTAAATACTAGAAGTCGTAGTTCGGAAGATAATTCCTTTAATCCTAAAGGAAATATTACTTTGTTTCATGCTTGTTGGAATACATTTAGTAAGCACTATATTCTACATTATTACGACGAATTTGGTGCAGCAAGAGAAATGTTTGTTAATGATGTGTATAAACTTGACAAAGCTAACGGAGATATTAAACTAGAGGAACTTCTAGTTCGTGAGTGGCATGAGGTTTACCGTATTGATAATAAGTTTTATCTTGCAGGTACACAAGGTGCGGTGCAACGACATAAGATTAATAATCTTGCAAGTTGTAAACTTCCTTATAATGGTACTATGTATGGATATAGACAATCGCAGTTGGATTCAAAGGTCAAGCAATTGATTCCATTTCAAGTGTTGTATAACATTATGCACTACAGATGGGAGTTGTTGATGGCAAAGAACAAAGAGAAGATTATGGCGTTGCCGCTTGGTATGATACCAAATGGTAAAGGATGGGATGCCGATAAGTTCTTCTATTATATGG